ATCGACTGGGTCGCTGATAATCACCCCAAGGAGTTCGTCCTGTACAAGCCAAGACTCGAGTCCTTATACGCCCCCGTCACTGCTCCGCTCGACGGGGAACTGCTTCACGAGTGGTGGGTTGGGCCGTCTGGAACGGGTAAATCCCGTGCACTTTGGGCACTTTACCCAACTCACTTCGCAAAGTCCATCAACAAATGGTGGGATGGTTACCGGCACGAGGCAGTTGTAGCCATCGAAGAGTGGTCTCCAGACAGCTCGTTAACAGCGCAAGCCCTCAAGAAGTGGGCTGATCGCTACCCGTTCACTGGAGAGATCAAAGGCGGTGTGCTTCAGAAACTACGCCCGAGAAAGATCATTGTACTGTCGAATTACACGCCAGAGCAATGCTTCACCAGAGTTGAAGATCTCGAGCCAATCAAGCGCAGATTCACGGTCATCAAATTCCCGGAAGAAATTCAGCGAGCTAATTTCCGCGCTGCTTGGTTTAACGCTCCTCCAGAAGTGTGTATTGAAGAATCAGAAGAATCAGACGCGTCGTCAATCGGATTGATCGATGACCTGCCGATCCTCGACTTTTTGGATGAGTGGTCGTGAACCCGCTCTACGCGGGTCCGGGCTTTACGATAGTGTATTTGAATATTGATTTGCCTGTCCGTTGGTTGGTGTAATTGATAGAGCACGCTCTCGGCACTTCGTGCCTCCGCGTGTTGGCGTGGGCATATGTCTGTGGCCGACCTGCCGTCGGCCTGGGTATGCCCCCCCCAGCCGGCGGCGACTCGCTGCGCTCGGCGGCCGTCTGACCGCCCCCCTAGCGGGGGGGGCCAAGATTTAGATTGGATGTTCAACGAGTATTAGGTTTTTAGGTTTTTTACCTTCGCTACGCTATGGTTATTTATTAGGGTTAGGTTTATACGTTGAAGTATACGTTGAAGTATACGTTATACGTTGTGTGGACCACGTACGTATATATACAAATTCCTATATAGTATGGATTTGACTTGGATACTCTATACTATAGAGTATATCAATGTACCCAACAGTGTATGGTCCCCCTCTTACAAGGGGGGGACGAAGTGTACGGGGTACACTACTTGGTGGAGTAACCTTGTCATTCTTCAATTTGCCAAGTAACCCACAAGTGTAACCATGGACCCCTCGACATCGAACGTTGTTCTGCTCAGTATGGTGACGATGCTCCAGCAGGAACTCGACGCTTCGGAGAGACGTGCGACTGCATTGGAGTCACTACGTGAAGCTCAAGCCGCAGTGATCAGGAGTCTACGTGCGGACATCAAACAGCGTGAAGCGACTGCGAGAAGTCGTCAGGCTGGTGCTGAAGTGATTACGAGAGGACTGGACGCGATGTACAACAAGGCGAAGCTGATGTACGAACGTGGAGAAATGCTCCAGGAAGACTGGAGTGACTACTACCGATTCATGCTACGCGCAGATATCGGGTACGCGTTGCTCAACGGAGCAGGCTTCATCGACCTTACGACGGACGAGAACATGGACGAGAGTGACAGCGAGGGTGAGACTACTGTCCCTGAAGACGACGGTGACGAGACCGAATCGGATGAAGAGATGTAAGGCGATTAGAAAACAATACAAATACATTTACATTACAACTCATCGCGCATGCGCTCTGCTTGTAAAAGGGGAACGGTATTGCCGGTAGCGCGATTCAAACGGCGCTCCCAATCGTAAGCCTGGCTAATAATATTATTAGGAGTAAAGCCATACATTGGAGGGTATGCTGCATAAGTAGGACTCTGGCGACGAGACGGAGGTCGACGACGAACAACAAGGTCGGACGGAGGGTCGACATCGATCGCTTCGAGTTGTTCTACAGAGGGGATTTCTACAATCATCGGGTGTTTAGCGCCAATCGACTAGGGTCATTGTTCACGCCCGCCAACCCCCGACCAATTGTTTGAGCTATAAATCCCATGCCCGCCATGGCGACATTGTAACCAAAAGCCTGGGCGGTTGGAAGAACGACACGATTCAAGACATGATTACCTGCTTGATCCATCCCGCTTTCAGCGGCTGCACGAACTGCAGACATGACGCCGGTAGCGACAAGTTCTTGTTGTTGATTTTCAGTGTGAGCAAAATCTTGTTCTGCAACCATAGTCGACACGACTGACATCGTGTCTGGACTATTTGGCGCAGCTGCGGTTCCTAGGATAAAAGATTCCTTCTTCGGAAGTAACTCCGAAAGAAGAATGTGTTCAGCAGATAGTACGTTTGCGTTCGCAGGCGCGCCTTCGACGATAACGACTAGCTGACCCCAAGAACCACCAAACTCGAAACTGGAGTGATTGCCAACACCAGAAGTTGGTCGATTTTGGGATGTAGGAAGATTGTAGCGAAAGGCAGTATCGTCAATCCACTTGTTAATAATGGTAACAGGTGTCTGAGTGAGACTGGCAATAGTGTATCGCTTATAGAAAGCGAGACCAGTCATCTCTGAGACATTCTTTGGAAGTTCCCATTCACTGGATGAAGGTCCGAGTCGAGACTCGGTAGCGATACCGACATGAACAAAACCACTAGCAGTAGTAGGTGAAATAGAGCAACTGAGTCTAATTCCATGTGCGACAGCACGAGCGCCTTCAATAGCGGAAACAATGTTCGACTGATTGCGGCGATTAGACCAGGTAGCAGCAACAGCCGGAGATGTCGCAGTGGCAGTGCTCCAGGTAACCTCCTGGGCAGTTGGACTAGAATAGCCGCCGGTAAGAACGGCGTCAGTATAAGTTGGCCAGAACGCAAAACCGCGAAACGTTTGAGTTGCAACTGTGGTAAGTGCAACCTGATCCGTATCGGCGTTTGCAATACTGGGCATACTGTTGCTATCTGGAACTTTCGCACCCAAACATTTGGGATCGAATGGATCCAGCTGCGCCACAAGAAACTTCGCTGTAGGGGTGAGTTCACCAGGGCATACGCATGCCTGTTTACGGGGACGGGTAGTAGTGGGACCGCGACGGCGGGCCGTGACGCGTTTGCGACGAATCTGGCGAGCGGGACGGCCGCTACGGCGAGTAGCACGCTTGCGTGCGCGGTAAGCCATCTGTGTTCTTCTGAGAAAAAAGGAAACTGAACTTAATTTCAGTTGTTCTTCAAGAGTGAATGCTAGGCCGAGCCTGAGCATTAGGCCTTCTAGGTAATAATACGATGAGCCTCTGGCTCATACGTGGCCGCAAGCGGCCGCCTAGAAGGCATTCATTGTTCAACATGAACGCAAGTGCCCAACTCCAAACTAAAGCTTGGGTATTCACTCTCAACAACTACACCGCGGACCATGAGACTCTGCTGCAACATATCGATTGTCAGTACATCGTCTACGGAAGAGAGGTTGGAACGGAGGGTACACCCCATCTCCAGGGATACGTCTACTTCGCTAAGAAACTCCGCAAGCAAGGGGTGGCACGTAGGGTTCCTAACGCGTACCTGGCACCGAGGAACGGAACGCATGAGGAAGCTCGGAACTACTGTATCAAGGATGGTGACTTCTTCGAGCGAGGAGAGCCTCCGCTCTCGACTATCGAGAGATCTCGTAGAGGCGGGTCTGCAACCGCTGCCAAGTGGAAGGAGATCCAATCGGCTGCACAGCGTGGAGACATCGACTGGGTCGCTGATAATCACCCCAAGGAGTTCGTCCTGTACAAGCCAAGACTCGAGTCCTTATACGCCCCCGTCACTGCTCCGCTCGACGGGGAACTGCTTCACGAGTGGTGGGTTG